ATTCTTCTATCATTTTTACGCACATAAAGACATAATTGACTTATCATTATTTCCTACAGACTTCAAACCTCATCAAACGAAGGCTCATGAGATTTTAAAACAAAGAAATAAAAAAATTACTGACTTAAATAAATTAATTCCTATAGTTAAACACTATGAGAGTTGCGAAATAAATTATAAAAACTTAAAAAATACATTCAATGGAGAAGTTAACGAATTTTACAACAACATATTTCCCCTGGTATTCAACTCCCTCGAAAGGAGCGGTTTACGAGTGGATACACAACTCTTCGAAGACTACTTCGATAGAAGTGGCAAGAGTAGAGTCTACACACAATATAATTACAATACAACAACAACAAGACCCTCAAATAAATTCGGAGGAGTAAATTACGCTGCTTTAAATAAAGAAAATGGATGTAGAAAAGCATTTATACCCGAAAATCATCAATTTATCGAATTAGACATTTCAGCTTATCATCCTACATTAGCTGCCCAATTAGTTGATTATAAATTTGAGTGTGAAGATATTCATCAGTCATTTGCAGAAATGTATAAAGTAGATTATAAAAAAGCAAAAGAATTAACATTCAAACAACTCTATGGTGGAGTATTTGAAAAATATAAAAACTTAGAATTTTTTAAGAAAGTTCAAGCTTACACAGATGATTTATGGGAGAAATTTAATAATGAAGGATTTATTGAGTGTCCTATTTCTCATTATAAATTTAAAAAAGAGAATTTAGAAGAAATGAATCCACAAAAGCTATTTAATTATCTACTGCAAGGTTTGGAGACTGCAAAAAATGTTGTTATATTATGGCGTATACTAAAACTATTACAAAAGAAAAAAACAAAATTAGTATTGTATACTTACGATAGTTTCTTATTTGATTATCACAAAGAAGACAAAGAAATAATGAAAGAAGTACTAAGTGTATTTAGTAAATATAATTTGAAAATAAAAATGAAGCATGGAAGAAACTACGATTTTGAATAACACCCCCAATATTTATACGGTGAACTATGATTTTGAGAACCCACTAAACATTGGAGATTTGAATAATAAATTGTTTTGCACTTTTACATCTATTGATGGAATTGATGGGTTAGTTGAAAATTTATCATCCCAATACTCAATTATGTATAATAAGATGTTTGTTCTTCATATAAAGAGCAACAATGAATATGTTGTCACTTACAATGTAGATCAAGGTAATGTTAATAACATCCCAGATAATACAATTTTAGTTCATCGAAAAAAAGAAACAAATACTTTATACACAATAAATGCCTTAAATGAATTAATCAAAAGTTTAAATGGTGGAGTTGTCGACACCAAATTTCCAATAAATTGGCAACATTATAAAAACTGTGTTTTACTTACACAACACAATGAGTTGAAGCAACTTAATACTAAAATTCATAAAATTATTGAACTATAGTTTGGCCTATTGCTTCATCTTACTTATATTTACCTCAATTATAATTTTTAAAATTTCTAAAAAATGGACTTAAATGCTATTAAAAATCGGTTGACTTCTTTAAATGAGGAGTCTAAACCAAAAGAAAAACGAGAGAAGAAGGATTACACCTTAATCTACTGGAAACCAAAACAAGAAGGAAAATACCAAATTCGTTTTCTTCCTTCAAAATTAAATAAAAACAATCCCTTCCAAGAAATATTCATGCATTATGGAATTGGAAAATTTCCAATTGTTGCATTGAGTAACTGGGGTGAAAAAGATCCAATTGTTGACTTTACTAAGAAGTTAAGAGAAACAAGTGACTCACAAAATTGGAGTTTAGCTAAAAAGTTAGATCCTAAAATGAGGGTATTTGCTCCAATAATTGTTAGAGGAGAAGAGGAAAAAGGCGTTAGATTATTTGAATTTTCTAAAACACTTTATTTAGAATTACTATCAATTGCAGATGATGAAGACTATGGTGACTTTACAGATGTTGCTGAAGGATTTGATTTTGTATTAACCGCATCAAAGGTTAAAGATCGACCTGGATTTGCTACAACTTTAAGGCCAAAGCCTAAACAGACTGTCTTAAATAGTGAAGCAGGAAAAATTGAAGAATGGTTAGAAGACCAACCACTACTTCTTGAGGAAAGATACAAGTATCCTTATGATAAATTAAAAGAAACACTTCAAGAATTTCTCACAGGAAATGAAACGGAGGAAGAAGGTAAAATTTCCTCTGAAACTGCTAGTGGATTTGAAGATGATAAGGAGGAAAAATCTACTCCCCAACAAAATAATTTTAATTTAGCTACTCAAGGAACTCCTAAAAAAGCAAAAACTGAGGAGTTTGATGATATGTTTGAAGATGATGATTTACCATTTTAAATTTAAACATATATGGCTAAAAAAATTAAAAAATCACTGCAAGAAGCAGTATCAAATGAAATAAAAAAGAATTTTGATTTAGGTTCCTTCAAAGAAAAGAAGGGACTTAAACAAAATGTCAAGTTTAAAGAACAAACTTGGATACCACTATCTCAAGCCTTTCAAGATGTTACATCAATCCCAGGAATACCAATGGGTCATATTGTTTTACTTAGAGGTCACTCCGATACAGGAAAAACAACAGCTTTATTAGAAGCCGCAGTTTCAGCTCAAAAAAGAAATATCCTACCCGTTTTTATCATTACAGAAATGAAGTGGAATTGGGAGCATGCTCAACAAATGGGATTAGAAGTAAAAGAAGTAAAGGATGAAAATGGAGAAGTTGTTAATTATGAAGGTGAATTTATTTATGTTGATAGAGAAACGATTCATTCAATTGAAGACGTTGCTGGATTTATTTTGGACTTAATTGATGAGCAAAAGAAAGGTAATTTACCTTATGATTTGTTATTCTTATGGGATTCAATAGGCTCAGTTCCTTGTGAAATGTCTATAAAGTCAAATAAAAACAACAATGAATGGAATGCTGGGGCAATGTCAACTCAATTTGGAAATAGTGTAAATCAAAGAATTACATTATCAAGAAAAGAAAGCTCAGCATACACAAACACCTTAGTATGTATTAATAAGGTGTGGACAGCCAAAGCAGAGTCACCTATGGGGAAACCTAAATTAATGAATAAAGGTGGATTTGCAATGTGGTTTGACTCTACATTTGTAGTTACATTTGGTAATATTTCAAACGCAGGAACATCTAAAATAAAAGCAATTAAGGATGGAAAGCAAGTTGAATTTGCTAAAAGAGTAAATCTACAAATTGATAAAAATCACATTAATGGAGTTACTACAAGAGGAAGAATTGTAATGACACCTCATGGGTTTATCAATGATGATGATAAAGAACTTAAAGCTTACAAAAACCAAAATGCGGAAGCTTGGAAGAGTATTTTAGGAGGAACTGACTTTCAAATAGTAGAAGAAGAATATGAAAGTCACGATATATCAACTTATACCGAAGAACCAGAATAAACTATGAATAAAAAAGATTTACTTAAACTTCTTACAAATACTAAGGAGAATGACATCGATATGTCTGGAAGAAGAATTTTACTATTAGATGGGTTAAATTTATTTTTTAGAAATTTTGCAATGCTTAATATGGTTAACCCTGATGGAGTTCATGTAGGAGGTTTAGGTGGATTTTTTCGTTCATTAGGTGCTATGATTCGTCAAACTAATCCAACTGAAGTTTATGTTGTATTTGATGGGGTTGGCTCTACAACAAATAGAAAAAATATAATTCCTGAGTATAAATCTGGTAGAAATGTTACAAGAGTTAATTGGGAAGTATTTGATGACATAGAGGAGGAGGATACTTCTAAAATAGAACAAATAGTAAGAATTATTCATTACTTAAAAACTCTCCCAGTAAAAACATTGTCCTTAAATAAAGCAGAAGCTGATGATATCATCGCGTATTTAAGTACTACATTACCAAAACAACCTGAGGATAAGGTATTTATAGTATCTAGCGATAAGGATTTTCTTCAATTGATTTCCAACCAAGTTATTGTTTATAGACCAATTGAAAAGAAATACTACACTGAGGATGTATTTAGAAGTAAATATAAAATCTCACCTAAAAACTTTATTTTATATAAAACCTTATTAGGAGATCAATCAGATAAAATTAAAGGAGTAAAAGGATTAGGTGAAAAAGGCCTACTAAAGAAATTCCCAGAATTAAAAGAAAATATAATTTCATTTGATGATTTACTTAAAATATGTGAGAATAAATTTAAAGACCATGTTGTATATGCCCGGGTATTATTAGCTGTAAGTGACTTAGAGAAGAGTTATAAAGTTATGGATTTAAGTAATCCAATGTTAGATGAAAATGATAAAAAATACTTAGATGGGATTGTAGACGCTGATGATTTGAATTATCTTCCTAAAGAATTCATATCATTATATAATGAAGATAAGTTAGGAGGAATGATAAGGAATTTAGATTATTGGTTGGATGAAAATTTTAAAAAATTAGTTATAAATAAATAAAGTTATATGACATTAAAAAAGTTTGAAGAATATGGAAAAGACTTCCAAATAAAAGTAATATCATCATTATTAACTCATAAAGAATTTCTCATAAACATTTATGATATTATTAATGATGAAGATTTCACAAATCAAGCCCACCGTTGGATTGTAAAAGAAATTCTAAAATACTACAATAAGTATCATACTACACCTTCCTTGGAAATTCTAAAGGTTGAAGTTAAAAAAGTTGAAAATGAAGTTTTAAGACTATCAATAAAAGAACAACTAAGAGAAGCCTACATAACAAGTGATGATGACTTAGAGTATGTTATGGAAGAATTTTCATCATTTTGTAAAAACCAACAATTAAAGAAAGCACTTCTATCATCTGTTGATTTACTAAAAGCTGGAGATTATGATTCAATTAAAATTATGGTTGAAAATGCTTTAAAAGCAGGACAAGATAAAAATATAGGTCATGAGTATAATTTAGACCTTGAAACCCGATATAGGGAAGATAATAGAAGACCAATTCCAACACCTTGGCCCCAAATAACAGAATTACTACAAGGTGGATTAGGTGAAGGTGACTTTGGATTAATATTTGGCAATCCAGGAGGAGGTAAATCATGGTCATTAGTAGCTCTAGGTGGGTTTGCTGTTAGAATGGGTTATAATGTTCTCCACTATACCTTAGAATTAGGTGAGGATTATGTTGGAAAAAGATATGATGCATTTTTTACTCAAATTCCTGTTAATCAAACTAAAGAACTTAAAGAAAAAGCAATAGAAACAATTCCTCAATTACCAGGAAAATTAGTTATTAAAGAATTTCCTATGGGTAAAACTACCATTCACACTATAGAATCTCATATACGAAAATGTAGAGACTTGGACATTGATGCAGATTTAATAATCATAGATTACGTTGATCTTCTTTCATCAAAAAGAAAAAATGCTGATAGGAAATATGAAATTGATGATATTTATACAAGTACAAAAGGATTAGCTCGAGAATTAAAATTACCTATTTGGTCTGTTTCTCAAGTTAATCGTGCAGGTGCAAAAGACGATGTTATTGAAGGAGACAAAGCAGCTGGATCTTATGATAAAATTATGATTACAGATTTTTGTCTTTCGTTATCTAGAAAAGCAAAAGATAAGGTTAATGGCACTGGTAGGTTTCACGTAATGAAAAATAGATATGGAATGGATGGTTTAACATATGGAGTAAAGGCAGATACATCAACAGGTCATTTTGAAGTTCATAATTACAATGAAGATGATGAAATAATAACAAATCCTAAAACTTCACCCCATTCTAATATAGATAGTTTTGATAAACAACAATTAAAAGATCAGTTTTTTTCTTTAAACCCTTAAAAACAAAAAATAACTATGCCGAAATCAAATCTACTCAAGGAGAGAATAGTCTATAAACCTTTCGAATATCCTAAAGCCCATGAATATTGGCTTAAACAACAGCAAGCACATTGGATTCATACCGAAGTTCCAATGATGTCAGATATTAATGATTGGAAGCAAAATCTAAATGAAACTGAAAAAAATATTATAGGCTCAATTCTTAAGGGATTTGCACAAACTGAAACAGTAGTAAATGATTATTGGACAGGATTAGTAACAAAATGGTTTAGAAAACCTGAGATAATAGCAATGGCCACAACATTTGGTGCTATGGAAACAATTCATGCAGAAGCTTACTCTTTACTTAATGAAGAATTAGGATTAGATGATTTTAGTGAGTTTTTAGAAGATGAAACTACTATGGCTAAAATTGAAACTTTAATGAATGTCAGAGATAGTTTTATAGGTGATCCTGATTGGCATGAAGTAGCTAAGTCCTTAGCTATATTTTCAGCATTTACAGAGGGTGTAAATTTATTTTCATCATTTGCTGTTTTACTTTCATTTAAAATGAGAAATAAACTTAAAGGTGTAGGGCAAATAGTTGAATGGTCAATTAGAGATGAATCTCTCCACTCGGAAGCAGGATGTTGGTTATTTAGAACTTTAATTGAAGAAAACCCATCATTAAAAACCCCAGATTTAGAAACAGCAATAAATGAAGCAGCATTAATT